CAATATAATCTATATTCATTTCTGGTCCATGTATAAATCTATAACATAGACCGAATAAGAATATATAACACAACATCAGTTCTAGAGTAGTCATATAGTTACCTTTTTTTATTATTAGTTAATATGCAGATTACTGTCATTAGTATTAATCCAACATTAACCACAAAGCTAATATTAGATATTAATGTTAGCATTGCTGCTGCAATTAAGATTGCCAAGGTCAATTCTATCATTCTATCACTCTCCTGTATACTTTTCTAGTATATTCAAGAGTGCCTTTGATATTTTATAACCTATAACGATAATTAATGCTGTCAAGATCACTGACGTACTAAAGATAAATAAAAGTATTCTCCCTTCAGGAGCTTGTAGCATATCATGTATAATATATCCGAAACAAGCAATATAAATAATGGCACCTATGATATATAGCAAATTATTCTTTGAAACCATAAGTAAATTCTCCTTTCATTTATTATTGCTTTGTTCAAGATTAGACATCAATCTTCTCTGTAGTAGGATATGGTAATCCCCATCTCCAGTCAATAGAGAATGATTTACCGCAATCATTACACTTGAATTTATATAATTGGTATCTATTCAAATTATCTAACACTTGTGCTGGATCTTTACTGAAAGCTAAGATAATATTAGCATAGCTTACACCTTTACCATTAGAAGTATATAGATCGAAGTTCTTTGAATAACACTTAGGGCAAGTACAATTATCAATTATTGCTTCTTTCATGTGTTTCACCACCTCAAAAAATAAAACCCTCTAGGATTATGTATCCTAGAGGGTAATATATTATTCGTTACCTTGCATAGCTTCGATAGATTCTCTAATTTGTTTTTCAATATCAGATTCTAATTCAAGTTTCTTAGATTCTTGATCTTCTTCAGTTACTTCTTTGATACCATGTTTTTCAATAGAGTCATCGATAGCTTTATAAATGATATCCATTGCTGGAATCATTAGCTCATCAGACATATTGAATAACAAATCAATTTGTTCTTTAAAGCGTGGTTCAAATTCAAGTAAGTCTTTGAATACAACTTTAGTGTATTTAGCTTCCTTGTCTTCAATCATTTCTGCATCATTAAAGTATTTAACGTTTAAGAGTACATTACGAAGTTCAAGATTAGTTACTTGATCTTCAAATGCTTCTTCTATCATAGCAATAAATCCTTTAAGATTGAATTCTGGTACAGCCCCAGCTTTAATAAGTTCTTTAGTAATAGTTGGATAATAGAATGCTTTCATCCAACTATCTGTATCAAACAATTCAAATTGAGCCAATACTCGAGAAGTAAATCCATGTGGATTTGGAATCTTGAATTTGGTCATAAGAACTTGTTGAATGATATCGGTAGATTTAGCAATATTGAAATCGATGAAAGATTTAACTTTCTCTAAGTTCAAGTTATGATAAACTACGTCGATATATGTAAGAACTGTATATAGATGCGTTTGTGGTGTTTCAGAACCACATAACCAGCTATAGAATATAGCAAAGAAAGAATAGATTCCATTATAATCTTTCTCAGCTACAAGTTTAACGAATGCGTTGAAGTTAATCAATAAAGAGTAAATAGAATCTGACTCACGATTAACTGCCACGCTAAATGGATTATCTGATAAACAATCTGCTTCAATCTTATCATTGTAAATCAAGATAACATTCTTACCACGAATGTTAAGTTTACGACCATAAGCTTGTGCTTCGATATCAATATCCAATTCTTTCTCTTCTACTTTGTTCATATCAATGAAATAGTTTTCATTGTGATCATTAAGAAGTAAGTAATCTGGGGATAAAGTAGATAAACGATCCCAATATAAAGAATTTGTATCAAGAAGTTTTACCAAATAATGTCCAAAATTATGGATGTCAGTATTTGCTTGTCCTACACTCATGAGAACCTCCTATTTAGTCTTCGTATACATGATACGACGAATATCACCTTCGGCAACTTTAATTGAATCAGAGTATTTAGCTTGGTTCATATCAAGAAGGATATCAGTATATTCCTTCTTGACACCACCAACTACTACTTTACCAAATTCAATTTCTTTGCCGAGTTTATTATAGCGTTCTTTTAGTGCTTCCATTTGAGTTCTGGAGAACACAAAGATTCTATGATAAATATCAGCCATTTTAAACCTCCTCAAAGTATATTGAGCAACTGTCTTCCATGTTAATTAGAGCTGGACGAAGTTGTTTCTCAAATGCTCGAGTTCTAGCCACCTTAGCAATTGTTTGACCTAATAAGTCAGCATCAAATGCTACCGCTGCAGGATCTCTAGTATCTGTTAATTCTAATCCAGCATCATCAGCTAACATGATAGCAGATGTATATCCTTTCTCTTCACGGTATATATTAAGCATCTTACTAAAGTTTTCGTCCCATACATTTGGTTCTTCTTCATTAGTAAAAGAGTTCCATTCATATACACCATAATTGAGTGGACATAACATACCACCTACACCAGGATCTGATGCGGATGAAGTATTCAAATCGATAATCCCTAAATGAGATGGATCGATTGCACGTACATTACGTGCTACATTCTTACTATTAGATTCCCCAGGACCAGATGGACCTTTGATAGTATACTTCAATTGTAAGAATGAATCTCTATCGTTAACCATATTACGGAAACCTTTAAGGTTAGATTTCTGTAATTCAGCAATCAATGCCATTGGCTGAGTATTCAATTGCTGTTTGATTCGATAAGCTTCCATGTTAGGATCATGCTTCTCTGGTAAACGTCTAAGCTTAACATTGATAAGCATGATATACATAGCTGCAATATATTCAGACCATCTAATCCGTTTACTAGATGCATCTAAGTTATTCTTCAAACGAATTGAAGAGAACTCACATGCCATCCATTTCAATACAGAATAAATATCTTCTTTGATATGATCAGGTAAACGCAAACGTTTCTTAGTTGGAATATCATAAGAGTTTTCCAAAGATTCAATGATTGCATTACCTTTAGTGAATACAGAAGTCTCAGAAGATACGAAGTTATATCCTAACTTACATATCCAGAATTCTGTAGTATAGATTTGATCTAATGTAGTCTTCTTAGTTGCATATAAGCTTATAGCTCTAGCAAAGGAAGCTACAAAAGATTGTAAGATACGATCATTATCCATAAAGGATTTAACTGCTGAGATATAGAAAGGTGTCTTCATATGAGCATTAGCAATCGCAAAAGTATAATACTCTGGATCGTTAAGATCATGATCAGAAATCTTGATTACATCTTCAAAGTTAAACTTATCTAAAGTTTCATACCATCCGAATCTAGCTAAGTAGTATTCGAATAGAGTAACTTTATGATCGAATAGATATACACTAAACATTGCTGCACGAACTGTTTCTTCATTAGTTGTATTCAAATCAATGAAGTTACGTAACATCTTTACAGCATTAGAGTTTGTCTTTAGTGTAATAGATTGAGTCTTAGCCGATGATGCTGTAGTATTATTATACGTACTACCATCTACTAATTGGAATAATGGGAAGTAGTCATTACCATTCAAATGAATATAAGCACCATCAATAACTCTTGGGATCGCAATAAGTACATCAAAAGTATCTTTATCTTTAGTACAAGCTACATGATAAGTTACTTTCAATATCTTAAGATCAGAATCCTTAATAGAGATAGATGGAGTTTCATCTCCTATAAGTAATTTTTGTACTTCATTATAATCATCTATAACTTCAAAGTTTAGTACTTTGATAGTATAGAACTTATTTCTTTCACAAGAAAGAATAACGTCCTTTAAGTCTTCAATGATATCATCATCAGACTTATTAAAGAACTTGTCATTGAACTTAGGTCTATTTTTATCGTTATATTCTGCGATAAACTTAGCTTGTGTGTTCATTGTCACCCTCCCCAATATTGGTGATCTTAACTTTAATTTGTGACCCAATTGGATTAGGTACATTCTTTTCTCTATCTTCAAAGGTAATATAACAATCCATATCTAATGCTTCAGCGATTGTCTTTATCTTTGCTAGAGTTATAGTATCTTTCTCAAATAGACGTCGGTCATTATTAAAGTTATCCCCAAATCGATAAGCATATTTATTGATATCAATATTCTTACGATTAACTGCTTCTTTAAGACCAATCATCTCTGGTAAGTCATTTGGTTTGATTCTTACATGGAAGATATTATCTGGATTAATCAAGATAGTTTCTTCCATAGAACGTAACTCACTAGATTTTTCGATTTGATCTTGCATGCTTTTAGCATTAGCAAAATCAATAATCTTCATATTCTCTAAAGCATACTTATCTTGGTCTTTATCTGCATTGATATATGTAGCCATACATCCATCAATGATAACACCATTGGTATGATATGCATTAGATTTACCAATAATCGGATAAACTTTACCATCTTCTTCAACAGCAACGTTGATGTCTTCAGCATTCTTCATTGCATTGTCAAAGTCATAGATAGTATACATTACCCCATTTACTACGCCTTTTTTCATTGTATGTCTCCGATTAAAAATAAAAGATACAATAGGAGGTTAGGTTATTCACCTAACCTCCAGATCAATATCTATTATTCAACGTCAACGAGTTTATCGTCTTTAATGAATTTCTTCAAGTCAACAGCTGGCTCAAGATCGATTACACGCTTACCATCTTCATCAGTAGCTGTAGCTGTAAGATATTCATCAAACTTAACTTCGTAACCTTCTTCATCGATGTCTGTTTTATTAAGATTCATCAATGCATTGATTACGGAAGACAAGATAACACGAGTGATATCGAATACGAATGCATTGTTAACGAATTTGTTGTTAGTCAATACATACATGAAACGATTTAAGAAGCGTTGAACTTCTTCATCACTTAAATCATATACAGTTGCGATATCTTTAATACCATCTTCGTTTAATTCAAAACGAGCTTCGAAGGAATTTTTACCTTCATCGTCAACTGCACGTTCTAAAACGATACCAGCAATGAATGTACCATTTTTATCATTGACACGTAAAGCTGCTTCGTTTTCAAACTTGGTGTTTGCTAAGAATTTAACTGCACCAAATAGTACAGATTTCAACACATTTACGAACTGATGGGAGCGTAAGATGATTTGGTCTTCAGCTTTCAAACGTTCCAATACAGTTTCGATGATGTTTGTTTCTTTAATGTCTTTTACCATGGTTGTGTCTCCTTTGCATGGAATAAAATAAATACGTGATCATAATGCATGATCACGTATATAATATATTAATATTCTGTAGGTTAGTTTGTAATTTTTTACAAACCAAATCTTTTCCTAAAGTCAGGCAATGCTTCGATTTGGATACCATACTTCAAAGCTTTATCTACTTTAGAACTACTGAATCCTACATGAGGAACTACTAGGATATTAGTATCTCTAGTTACACTTGTATCTGTAACGAAATATCCTAGAGGTGCCATCTTCTCTGCTAATGTCTCATCTCTAAATCCAGTGATTACAATCTTCTTACGATTGTCTACTAGATTATAAGTTCTGACTACATTAGTCATCTTCATGATAGTAATGAGATCTTCAGCAAAGACTTCACGTTCATTAAGAATAGTCTCTACTGCAACTTTACCAATCCCTTTTAACTTCATTAGTTTAGATTGCAATTCACTATCAGGTAAGTTTAGAACTTCCTCAATCTTCAAAGCATGGAGAATAATCTTCCATGATTTGATTGCAATATCTGTAAAGCCTAAAGCACCAATGATATTATAATCATATACTTGCTTAGTCTTTAATTCGTTTACCCGCTCCATGAACTTCTTACTATTGACTTCACCTAAAATAGCTAATCTACTAGGAGTAATATTAAGAAGATCAGTGAATGAAGTTATACTTAGATCTTTAACTGTAGCTTCAGAGAAATCTCTAAAGTTTATTTTACTAAGCATATCTGCCATCCTAGCAATACCACGACCAATGCATTTAGGATTAGGACATGATACAGATTTGCCGCTATAGGACTCTACCAGTAGAGTACCACAGGCAGGACAATTATCGATGAAATCCTCCATAGGTCTTGGATTATTATCATTCTCTACACAATCATGTCTAGATACATATGGCATTACATCATTGACATAAGTCACATCAATAATATCATTGTATCTTAATGACAATGCTTTGAATCTTTCATATGAATGACCACTTGCTAAGTTATGGACTGTGCCATTGAATTCCACTGGGTCAAACATAATCATCGGTGTAATAACACCATTCTTACCAACTGTATATTGGTAACCACGGAATCTTGTAGATCTAACCATAGCATTAAACTTGATTGCAATACTATACTTATTCACATGATTCTCTCTGCCAAGAGCTTGAATGATATTCTTATCAGTATAAGAGATAACTACACCATCATATGCAAATGGCATATACTCTCTAAACCAATCAGCTTCATCAGTAAACTTCTTGACTTGGAATAATACGTTGCTATAATAACCTTGAATGACTCTATATCTATTAGGCTCTTTAGTAGCAAAGTATCTATTCATGAACTCTAATTCTTCTATACGACTATTGAAGTCAATAGAAGTTGCTAATGGTACTAAAGTAATATAATCAATATAATCTCTAGCATTAGCTGAGCCAATAATACCAGCTATTGCAGTTCTCATATTCTTATATGTCTTACCAGTAGCATTCTGGAATCTAACTAAGTCTTCTTTAGTTATAATTGCCTCGAACTTCATACCAATAATCTCATTATCGGATAGCTCATTAGGAAACTTATAACCATACAAGATATCAGTTAAATCTGTAGCTAAGTCAGCATCTAAATCTCCTCGAGTTCTAGCACTGACTACCTTATTATTTACTTCAGCTTCTACAGACAATCCATCATATTTGATTTCAGCTACCATCTCAAATGGAGTTTGATAGTTAATCAACCCCATCATAAGATGTTTAGCTAAGAAGTCTCTTTCAAATATCTTTACCTTTGGATCTCTATCTGCAAATGCTTTCTTTGCATCTGATTCTAATACAAACTTACACTTATCTAAAGTACCAACTAATTGAGGATATTTATGAGCTGTATCTCTACCTCTATCTGATACTGTAGCATGATTAGAATCCATTGCAGGTTGCCATCTATTCGTTGGGGTATCAATGAATGTATCTCTATATAGAGTATCATTGGTTTCCTTTGGATAAGATACAATAGCTTCTACATAACTTTCGTTATTAGTTGCTTTACCTTTACCTTGGAGCTTAAAATGAACTACATCAGATCCAACTTGGAAGTTAGGATTGTAGACTTTATAAGCTTCTAGTAGTAAATCATATACGCCATCTTCTAATGGCAATACAGCTAGATCTGTATTGTTATATAGAATATTGCTGATACGTAGAATCATATCAGCATCATCTATATCTTGAATGGTCCAATTTTGTTTATTCAACAAAACTGAAGTCCGTTCATTAATCAATCTTAAATTCTCGTCTTCAAAGACGTTATCAAGACTACCACGTAAGAGAGTCGTATAAAGATCTCTTAGTATCATGATTGCCTCCTTATTTATTAAAGTACTTAATATCCCTAGTTACCCATAAGGAATCTGTTTCACTATAACCTTCTGGAGGTTCACTACTCATAGCTCCTTCCATGAGTGCTGGG